GAATCAATCATTATTGATGATAAGATGCGTGAAAAATGGGGCGAAGGATACAAAGATTTTGAATACGTAGCATTTGAGAAAAAATGGAAAAAACTCATAGATAACTATGGTGAAAAAACTTCTTTACATACCGAAGGACTGATTACATACATTCGCTTTAGAGTAAAAGAAGAATTAGCCACAGCTAGAGGGGATGTTAGAGAAGCAAAAGAATGGGGTATGCTTGCTTCTAATGCGGCAAAAGATGGCAAAATTAATGTGTCACAATTATCAAAATCCGATATTAGCGGTGGTGTTGATTTATTACCGCAATTATTTGAAGCAGTAGAAAGTGAAGTTGGTATTATTCCGGTTTTACCATATCTGAAAGCACAACCATATGATGATGCAGACCTAATTATTTGGTGTGTCATCAATTATTTACGCAGACTGGATGATAAACCCAGGATTGAATATCGTGATATATGGGGTTTTTATGATGAGATGTTGCATGAGCATTTCAAACAAAAAGGCTACACTGACGAAATGATAGCCAAAGAAAAAAGAAAGAGAAATAATGTATTCCGTGACTTGGGAGAAGTTTATAAAGAGCCTCTGTATGAGGATGGTGATTTATAGTGGCCTCTGTAAAAAATTATGAATCAAAAAATAAAAAACATGAGCGTGATAGGTATGATATTTATGAGCCGGAATTTGAAACTCCTTTAAAACAATCGGAGTTCAATGCGTCGGTGATCACCAAACACTTGAAAGAGTTTACAGAATTAACTTCTTTTCTTCGCTGGATGCCTGATATATTTTGGGATATGTATAAACCGGAAACCGGAGGATTGACGTTTGATTTATATCAAAGGGTAATGATTAGGTTACTGTCAAGGTTCCCGGAAAATTACTTTTGTGCGCCTCGTGGTATATCCAAAACACTTATACACGTTATGAATCAATATCATACTGCGTGTTGTTTTCCAAATATCACCACTTCCATTACTGCATCTACCAAAGAAAGTGCAGTGAAAATATGGAAAGATAAGCATGATGAAATACTTAGGTTCTATCCTTCTTTTGCAGCTAATATAAAATCCGCAAGTTTCACTAAGGATACAGGTAAAGTTGAATTTGTAAATGGAAGCGTCATTGATAGTCTTGCCAATTCGCAGACCAGCAAAGGCTTGAGAAGGCGGCGTGGTGGACTTGAAGAATCAGCATTAATTGACAAAGAAACATACGATGATGCCATTGAGCCTATATTCAATATGGCTAGATCAACGATGACAGGGGAAACTGATCCGGAAGAATTGAACGGTGCTATATCACGATTCTCGACTTCGGGTTATAAAAATAGTGATGAATATGAAAAAATAATTACAATGGCGAAATCAATGGTGGATTTAAAGGGTTCTTTTGTCTTCGGTTCGGATTGGTTTATTCCGGTTCATTTTGGCAGACTAAAAAAATCCGTCATTGACAAGTCCAGAGAAAATAACGTTATAAGATTTAGGCAAAATTATTTGTGTGATTGGATTGGAGCAGCTTCGGGTGGACTAATCAATATTAGCAAGCTGATAAAAGCGAGAACGATTTTGGTTCCGGAATTGGAATGCCCGAAAGACAAGCGTGGCAATTTAGAATTATGCGAGTATGTTCTTGGCGTTGACGTTGCCAGAAGTAGCACTGAGAACAATAATAAAACTGCAATCGTTGTGTTAAAAATCATCAGAAATCAAGCGGGCATAATTCGTCAAATCCATTTGGTAAATATTATTACTCCGCCAAACGGTTTAAATTATGAAGAACAATCGGTAATTGTCAAAAGAGTCTTTTATCAATATGGTGGCAATTTGGATGTCTCAAAGTCAAGAGTCAAAGCAATTGTCGTTGACGGCAATACTATCGGACAGGGTTTGGTTGAAAAACTATTGGAAGATGTAACGGACTTTGAAACCAATGAGGAGCTAGGCTGTTTTGCAACAATCAACACTACAGACGTACCTAAAGTTAGGGATGCTCCACCTTTTGTATATGTATTAAAATCACAAGGCATCAATGGAGATATAATCAGGACGTTTATCAATTATGTGGAGTCAAATATATTAAAGTTTCTCAAAAGTTTTGATGATATAAAACAAAGTTTGCCAAAAGATATTGATGAAGATATTGTTGAAATACTATGTACACAAGTTCAAATCTTAATAGATGAAGTGTCTAATTTAAAACTAAAAAAGACTACTAATGCAATTACTGTTGAGCAAGTGGTTAAAAAAATTGATAAAGATAGATATTCTGCTCTTGCATACGCATTGTATTACATTAGTCAATTCTTAGAAGGACAGATAAATGATGATGACTTTGATTTCGTATTTGACTATGCATAGTCAACTACCCAGCGACTAAAGTCAGGGGCATCCTTGCGTAAGATTTGGTGAAAATATATTTTTGGAAAGGAGGACTGATTGCTATTAGTGAACAACAAAATCCTCAGTTGGATAACCAAGTGGAGTTAAACAATATGTCTGACATTGGTTTTATCAATGCATATTTGTTTGAAGAAAATATGTCTGAAGATGAATTAAAACGTTATATTCAATATCCTATGATATATAACCGACAAATTCGTCATGTTTCAAAACGCATGTACAACTTGAACGGGATGTATGCACAGACGGTTACGAAAATGGTTTCCGCGCCAACTTTGGATATAATTACCGTTCCGTATGACACTACCGCAAAAGCGAAGAAGCGGAAAAAACACATTGATACCTTGATGAAAAAAATAAATCACAGATTAAGCACTAGAGATATTTTACACGCTTCTCTTGTAGAAGGGATGTATGTTGCCATTTTAAGGGCGACAAAACCGCAAAATAAAGACCTTGATTTATCATCCGGATTTGTTGACAGCCTTGATCATATTGAAGGTTTGGCATTTGATACAAACATCATGCTTCAACCTTTGAACAGGGATTATGTGAAATTTATCGGTTTCATGAACGGAGATTACGTTTGTGCTTTTGACATGATGTATTTTGATCAATTCAAAAAAGGCGGTTTAATTGCGGAAATTAAAAATTATCCACCTGATTTTATCAAAGCGTACAATGAATATCGCAAAGACGGAAGTAAAAGATGGTACAGACTTCCTCAAAAAACTACGTTCGCTTTTAAATATCGTTCGCAAATAGATGAGGCATACGGCAGACCTTTGGGTTTGGCGGCCTTGAATGATATTTTATTTTCGGAACAATATACAGATAGTCAGCGTGGAAGTTTGAGAGAAAATTCAGGCACTATCAGATGGTTAAAGCAACCCGAAGGTGAAAAACCCGGTTCATGTTCGCTGAATAAAGAACAACAGAAAAACCAATATGATAATTTCAAAAATGCGGTTCATGCAAATTCGAACAGGGGAACCGGAAAGATTGCTCAAACGACTACTTTGGTGGTTGCTCCTGGGACTGAAATCGGGAAACTGGAAACCGACAGCTCACTTTTACAAAATTCATTAAGAAAAGAAAACATCGAAGCAATCAGTACCGACTTAGGATTGGCTACGGCTTCTCTTAATGGCATGGGGCAAGGAGCGTCGTACAGTTCCCTTGCGGTCAACGTGAGTCTTTTATTGTCAGAAGTGTATCAAATGTTGGAACAAATTGAATGGCAGTACACAAAGTTATTAAATAATTTTTTGGAAGTTAAAGATGACGAGTGGACTGAAATTTCATATTTAAGAACATCTTTATTGAACAGGGAGGAATCGTTCAAGACGGCAAAAGACTTATATACGTTAGCCGGAGGTTCGAGATTATATCTCTATGCGGTTGCTACCGGCGATTTCAACAACTACATGAAGCTGATGGACTATGAAAAATCGGAGAATTTTGATGAAAAATATCTTCCGCATTCTACATCATTTACCATGTCAGACAACGAAGGTGGCAGACCGATGAAAGCTGAAGGCGAATTGAAAGACGGTGGTGTAGCACAACGGTCTTATGGTGGAAACCAACAAAAACGTGCTAAAACTTAATATTTTACAGGAGGAAAATTATGGCCAATACAAATCTTTATAATCATGATAATGCGGCTTTTCGTCAGTTTGTAGGACAAACTTTGATGGGAATCAAACAAGAAATAGCTGCGTTAAATGATTTGAGTGCAGACAATATCAGGTTGGGTGCGACAATTCTTGGATATACCGGTACGTATACTCAGGAAAATGCTTTAGTCGCCGCCGATGCATCTGATATTGCGGAAGGAAAAGTCGCATATGTAAACGGACAGAAGATTATAGGCGTTGCAGGCATAGCCAATTATGCTTTGACGGTTGCTGCTGATGGAACCGGAGCAGGTGCGGTCACTGTTGGCGGAGATGCTTATGTCGCTCCGGTGGATTATAAAGCCGGTGCAGAAGTTGAACTTGTTGCAACCCCGGCTGAAGGTAGTAACTTTGTAAAATGGACTGTCGGTGCTGAAACTGTCAGCACGGAAGCTACATTTACATACACAATGCCTAAAGGTGCTACTACAATTACCGCCACTTTTGACCTTGCATAATTGTAGTCTTTGACGGAAAGGCGGTGGTCGGATTGTGGACAAGTTAATTACGCATTTAAACAGTCAATACATAGAATTGTGTGAAATGCCGGAAGGTGATGTTGCCGGCAGATTAAAAATCAAAATGTCTGCTCTATGTATCCATCCTGACACTACACAGCACAACGACAACGGTATCACATGGTTGGAACAGTATGTTGAGGATAACAAACAATCCGCAATTGGTATGCCTTATGTTGTTTCGTGGCTTGATGAAGAAAATCAAATTCCGAGCGATCACGGTACAATGTCATACGATGATGAAGGCAATGCAGTTTTTGAAGGTGTGACTGTAGGCTCCGTACAGGATGTTTACATTGAGGATGTCGAAATCAACGGAGAAACTAAAAGACTGTTGATGACGGAAGGGTTTTTGTACGGGCAACGATATCCGCTTTTCATCAAATGGCTGAAAAATGAACTTAAAAACGGCGTAGTGTATGGCTCAATTGAAATTAACGGCAAGGGCAAAAGTAAAACTATAATGTATCGTGACGGATCGAAAAACGATGACGGAACGATGAAGGTTGGAAGAATACCGACTGTGTTCGATTTTTCCGGATTAGCCATTTTATATTTGACCGAGCCGGCGGATAAAAATTCAATCATATTCGAGGTCAATTCAAAACAAGAGAAAGGTGAAAAGATGGAAATTATTGCGAAAGGGACAGCTATTGAAATTAACAAGTTGTCATATGACGACATCATGGCGCTTGTAATCCGCGCCATTGATAAAGCTATGGGTGGTAGCGGTTACTGTGGAGATTATTATCCTATCCGATTTTATCCCGATACTTCCGAAGTTGTATTTTATAAATATGGTGAGGTTGGTAAATATTACATGACCACATATAAAATCGAAAATACAATAGTGACATTGGGTGACATTATTAGAGTGGAAGAAGATTGGAAACCCGTGTCTTCGGCACAATCGGTAGAGGTTAATATTGAAAAAATAAAAGAAAGAATCAAGAAAGAAGGAGGACAAGATCAGATGACAATTGAGGAATTGAACGCTAAGATTGCCGAGTTAAGTGAGCAGATTGTCGGATTAAATAGTACAATAGCCGAACTTAACGCAAAGGTTGTCGAAAAGGATAATCAAATCACTGAAATAAACGGCTTGCTTGTCGAAGCCAACAAATCTTTGGAAGCTGAAAAAGTCAAATGTACCGCTTTGGAAACAGAATGTAATACATACAAAGCTGAAAAGGCACAAGCTGAAGCTGTGCAAAAACAAGCAGAAGTCAATGCTTATTTTGAAACTGAAATTCCGAAGAATAACTTTGACGAAGCCGAAGTCAACTCATTAAAAGAGTTTGTAACAAAATGTGATTTGGAGGGCTTGAAAAATGCGGAAGCCGCATTGATCGTAAAGAAGTTCAAGGAAGGCAAATTGGGAACGGTTGAAACAAATGACAAGAAGGATAATACGGATTTATTCTTTTCCACTAGGGAAGAGAAAATTGATGACATAGAAGCCGGCAAGGCTTTATTTAACTAATTTAAGGAGGAAATATTATGGGTCTGTTTAAATTTCAAAACTATAGTGCAATAAGGAACATTCAAGATAATCCCAGAGTGGAAGCTGTCGTTGAAACTGTTCCGGGTAATATTTTTAACATTGGTGACAACGTAGTAGTTGGCGCAAGAACAATTAAGGAAGCACAGGTCTTATTTACTGATGATGCTTCTGCACAGGGTGATGTGTGGGTTTGCATGAATATTGTTGACAAACCGGAAACTCGCAACTATGCGGATTACAG